AAGAAGAAGAAGAAGAAGAAGATAAAGAAAAAGATATTAAATACATTCGTGATTTATTCAATCACTATGTATCTAAAAATGTTATTCGTCATCAAAAATTAACTGACCCTATGCGAAGATCAATTAAATCTAGATTAAAAGATTACAGTTTTGATGATATTAAAAAAGCAATGGATAACTATGCATCTGTTTATCACAGCGATACACACTGGTTCACTCATAGATACCCTTTAGCTGATTTTATGAGGGACAAGGATATCAGAAAGTTTCTCGATGAAGCTGATCCGTTAACTAATTTTATGAGAAAGAGTAATGGAAAAGAACCAAAAGTTGCTCTAAATAACTATGATCCCACAAAAGACAGATTTTAGGGGGTGTGATATTGGAATCAATCAAAGATGTATTAGGTAAATCTTTTCCGTTAGAGCTCGTTGGTGAAAAAGAATGCGATAAATGCGGAACTGTTTATAAACTCTTTAATACTCCCAGAGGGGTAATGGGTGGTTGTAAACCCTGCGCTGATGAACAGTTGAAAAGAGATCTTAATCTTCCGACTCCAAAAGAATATGAAAAAAGTAAAAAGCAAAATTTTATATTGAGTTTTGAACGAACCTCCGATGATTTAAAAAAAGTTACGGTTAATTCTTACAAACCCAGCAAAGATTACGAATCTCAATTCAAGGCAAAACAAGCAGCAATTAAATTTGTAAAAGAATTTGACGGTAAACAGTCTTTAGCATTCAGCGGATCCCCTGGACTTGGAAAAAGTCATTTGTCCTATGCAATATCGAAAGCCGTACGAAGCAATGGTTTCAATACTCTATTTATTAAAGTTACTGACCTCTTTGAACATATCAGGAGCACCTATAATAATTTTTCAAAAGTTTCGGAAGAGCAAATATTTAGGATGATTAGCGATTTGGATTTGTTGGTTTTAGATGATATCGGTTCTGAGTATGTAAAAGCAAATGAGACAGGGCACGAAACTTGGGCATCAGATGTGTTGTATAAAGTGTTTGACTTGCGTTTACACAAATCAATAGTGTGCACCACGAATTATTCAGAAGGTGAATTAATCAAAAAATACGGTAACAATGGTCCACGAATTATTGACCGAATGATGGATAATGCAATCGGGATAAGACTGGACGGTGAAAGTTATCGAAGAAAGGAGAGGTTTTAAGTGGTGAATGGCATGAAATCCGTTATGGTATTCGATCCAAAAGATTCAGATGAACAAACAGCAACTAAATTCGCTAACTGGATGCGAGATAACAAAAGCGCAGTCGGCGACAAGGCAGTAATGACAGCTACAGAAACCCGGGAGTATCTCAGAAAGCGTGATGCGATGTGAATACTCAATCAGCATCTATACCGTTTCTACCTGAAGGCGACTATGAATTTATATTTGAGGATTTGGAGTTAGTCTTTCCGAAGGGTCAGCTGGCAAATATAACACTTCTCTGGAATAACGGAACGGATATAACAGCAATCGCAGATAAATACGAACGGGATCCACTGGAAATATTTTTGGCACTGATACATCTGGCGAGCAAAAAGAAGCTGAAAAAGGCATTTAATAATCCATCTACATTATTGGTTCCGGGTAAAGAGCAACTGAAACGGGGTGCTAGAAAATGAAGTTACAAAAGCCTTGGAAAATGAGTGAAATAAACTTCATAAAAGAAAATTGTGGAATTATTGGATTTGATGAAATGGCCAAAAATCTAAACAGGAGTCATGGATCGTTAAGAAGCAAAATTCATCTTCTGGGTATTAGTTCCAGGTGCCCTGTTGAATATGCGATTTATAAAGGTGACAGATTAATTGTCTCGGGAACAGCGGAAGAATGCGCTAAAGAAATGAAAGTCACTCAAAAATATATTAGATGGCTAGCGTCACCATCCGGGGTTAAGCGAGTATCTGGAAGGAAGAACCCAGAAAAAGCTACTGTAGCTGTCAGGTTATCACAGGAATCTGAGTAGGCATTGGTTGGTTAGTGGAGAGTTGATAGAAATTTCGAAGTAAAGGAGGGAATAATTTGACACATATGGAGATAGATAAATTAGTTGCTTCTAAAGTTCTAGGAATAGAAATCAAATACGGCAACATTGTTCGTGATGGGAAAAGAAGTGGGATACCGAGTTATAGCCGAAGTATTGAACAAGCTTGGAAAGTAGTAGAAAGCCTTAGAAACTATCGTCAATTTACCCTGAGTGATTGTATAGATGAGAACAATAAATTGGTATATTACGTTAATTTCCAATATAACGACACTCATCATGTGGTAAATTATGAAGCTTATTCTAATTCTGTAGCAATGGCAATTTGCTTGGCTGCCTTAAAGTCTGTAGGCGTAGAAATTTAATGCACAGTCCGAATAAAATCCGAAATACCGGGAGGGAAACCATGTCAAACCAACAATATTGGGGAATATGCAGAGGTAATGGTCAGGACGTGAAGATTGTGAGAGTTTATACCAATTATGACGCCGCAATCGAAGAATCAGTAATGTATACGCTGGAAACCGCAGTATCGCACTTTGTGCAAGAAGTATTTTTAAAGGAGGAAAATAATGAATCTAAATGAACTAACTACAAATATCGAGCGGTGGGCAATTGATAGAGGATTAGATACAGCTGATTCTAGCAAACAATTAAATAAATTGGGTGAGGAATTTGGAGAGTTATGCAGCGGAATAAATAAAAGGGATAGCACAAAAACGATTGACGCAATCGGTGATATGTATGTCGTATTGACAATCTTAGCCATGCAACAGGATACGGACATTAAAGAATGTATCGAATATGCATACAACGAAATAAAAGATCGAAAAGGAGAAATGGTTAATGGGCTGTTTGTAAAAGAATCTGATTTGAAGGAGGTCAAACCTTGGGAATCTTAAACGAAAAAGTTAGCGATCGCAGAAATGAATTAATTCGTGAGCTGAAAAAGATGGGCATCGTGACTACAAGCGCGGGAATGTCGTTGGAAAGTGTTTCGCTGGCAGATTTGGAGTGGATGAACATTAAAGTTCAGAATGATGCTGCAAGAGCATACGGGGAGAAGTGATGGAATGACACTTACAACTGCATTGATTTACTTAATATCCATACTGAGTACCACCTTTATTGCTTATCTAATGTTAAAGGAGTGATTAATTGAAGCATATTAGACGTTGGTTTAAATGTAGAATCAGGGGTATTCATCGTTTTAATATCTATACAGGCAGGTGTACAGTTTGTGGAAAAAGACGAGGTGAGAAATTAAGTGATTAAAGAACTGAATCAAGCCCGGAAATTTCTTAATACAGTTTATGGCATGGACGATAAGGACAAAAGGGCACTGGATGAAGCAAAAACAATCTTAGCAAAAACTATTAGCTATGTTGGTGAATTGGAAAAACAGAATAAGGAGTTACGTCAATATGTGGGGAGGAATATATCATGAAAAATGTTTGTGTAGAGTGCAAAGACTCAACGGAAAACCACGAAAACATTTGCGATAAATGCTTTAAGGAAAAATTACTAGCAAGCTAGGAGGTAACCTATGGAGCTGAAAGAAAACATTTATTATGTAACTCCGGAAGGAATGGCATTTGATAAGGAAACCTACGATAAGTCGTTATTGATAGTGTCTGATGCGTGGGAAACGATTAAAGAATCTCTTACTAATGCTCTCCAAGCAATGAAGGAGAGTTTCGAAAGAATTTTTGAAAGGATTGAATACCTTAGACAACAAGAACACGAAACAAGACATATACGTCACACCTGGAACGTCCCGAAAAACACATGCAGAGACAGTCAGGTAATGAACAAAAAACCACTAGTAACACATATTAGATCGAATTTGTAGGAGGTCATCAGGTGGATAAGACAGCAGAAATTAAATTGGATGAGGATGCGGTTTATGTAGTAAAAAACTTTAAGCTAACAAAGCTTACAGCCAAAGAGCATGGCCAAGATTTGATTGTATGGAAAAATGGTCAGGTATTAGATATTGACAGAAGTCAAAGGGTGAGAGTGGACGGGCAGGAAGTTATTTGATAGAAAATGCGAAGTGAAAGGAGATGCAAAATGAAACAATATTCAAATGGAATTACCAAAAAAAATAAACTTATGCAATTTCTTTGTAGACATAAAAACATTGGGTCATATACACAACAATCACAATTTCAAATTATTTCTGGAGAAACAGTTCTCCATATTTGTAAGGATTGCGGAAAGATGACAGGCAAACAATTTTTAGAATATGAAGGTATGGGATTTAAATAAGTAATGTCGCATTTCGAATAGAAAATGAATTGGTATTGATAATTGATGGAGCATTAGCTTAAAAAACAGGAGGGTTTCAGAATGGACTACATGATTGATTTAAACGAATTTGCAGAAGGCGCACTTGCAGCAAAGGTCAATACAGAGCTTGAAAAAGTATTAGAAAACATTGCGGATCCTAATACGGACCCAAAAAAGAACAGGACTATCACTATCTCTATCAAAATTCACGGGGATGAGAAGAGAGATGTGCTCAACACTAGCGTTTCTACCAAGTCCAGTCTTGTTGCAATGAAAGAAGTTGAAACCAAGCTCATGATGGGTGCGGATAAACAAGGAAACATCATTGGTAAAGAGTTGCGGTCAGGTGTTAAGGGTCAAATGTTTCTGGATCCAGAAGGTGACGTTTCCCAGGATGATGGCGAAAAGGTTCTTAGTTTTAGAAATCAAACAAAATAATAAAATGGAGGAATGAAAAATGATTAGAGAAGCATTGCAGTATATTGTTAGTTTGGGAGTAGCAGAGATTCATGTAGAAAATGGCCAAAGTTATTCAGATAAGAAATTACACCTGTTGGAAGAGCCAACTGCAGCACCTTTCAAAGTTCATACTTTGTCCGGATTGGTAGATTACTTGAAATCATCAGATCTTGATAGTAAGGATCCAAAGATTGTTCATGTCGTTAGCCCGACAGAAGTCCGTGTTGAGTCATATCTAAATGCAGATAAGGAAAGAGACTATTTCCTCCAAGCTGATGCATTGATTCCGAACTTCCGTTTCGATAACTGGTACAGCACAGAAGAATTTAACATCAAACTGCAGTCATGCTTCGTAAAAAATGATGATCGCGACATCATGCTGAAAGTGGTTGGAAATATAACAGAGGACCAGGTTAAAACGGTTAGTGATGATGGAGTATCTCAAGCGGTCGTTGCGAAAGTTGGAGTTGCTTCTGTTGGAAATGTCGAAGTACCTAACCCTGTTGAACTGGCACCATATCGCACATTCGTCGAAGTGGTACAACCGGAAAGTGATTTTGTTTTCCGGATGCAATCTGGACCTCGATGTGCGATGTTTGAAGCTGATGGCGGCGCTTGGAAAAATGAAGCGATTGAAAACATAAAGGAATATCTTAGTGCAGCGCTAAAAGAAGAAATTGAAAAAGACGATATTACAATCATTGCATAAATAATTAATGGCCCGTTTCGGCGAGTCAATTACAAAAAAAGAGTTGATTAAAATTTATATTAGTCCTTACGGAAGAACCGACGGACATCATTCAAGCTAATGCTTGTTTGATGTCCTTTTACTTTGGGGAGGGGTCGGAATTATGCAATTGACATTTAAATTACCGGAAATAGATCGGGAAGCCACACGCTCTGCGGTTGAGTCGGAATTAGAAAAGTATAAAATGTTTTTACTTATGGATCCAGAGGATAATGAGCCTAATATAACTTCGTCATTTAAATTAGTACCATCTGCACCGAGTAATCAATTCCACTCCAGTACCGAAGATGCAGCATTAAATAAAATAGACCAGGAAATAAAGAGGAAAGAATTTATTTCAAGGGTACAAAGAGCGGTCAATCGATTAGCTTATCAAGAACGCTCCATCATAGTTAGTCGATATCTAAAAGAAGAAGAAATATTCGATTATGAGGTATACAATGAATTGGGATTTAGTGAAAGAAAGTATTACAGAATCAAGGCAAGGGCTTTTTATAAGCTCGCCTTTATATTGCGTATCGAGGTATATCAGGAAGAAATCGAAGCATGTTAAAAAAGTGGCAGACAAATGGCAGAATTAAAGCAGAGCATATCAAGAAAAATAAGTTATTATGGTAGTAATAGGAAATGGAAAAAAGCACTCGTCATAAAGATGGGTGTTTTTTAATATTCCTCTCAATAAGCAAGAAGGTGAAGGGCAATGAACTTTGTACAGCCTATCAGAGACCCAGATGTTATCAAAGGAATAAAACAATATTTAAAACTTCGCAGCATAAGAAATTACTTGTTTTTTTGCCTGGGTATATATAGCGGTCTGCGGGTAAGTGATCTATTGAGTATCAAAGTTGGTATGGTTAAAGGTTCCCATGTCAGCATCATCGAACAAAAAAGAAAGAAACCAAAGAAGTTTCTCATTCATCCGTCAATTAGAGATGATTTAGATGGATTCATTGCTGGCAAAAATGATGATGAGTTTTTATTTAAAAGTAGGCAAGCAAAAACGAAGAGTAAATTAAAAGGTCAGCCCATTGACAGAAGCACAGCTTATAAAATGTTAAATGATGTAGCTAAAGAGTTTGGATTAGTGGATATCGGTACTCATACCATGAGAAAAACGTATGGATATCATTTATACATGAAGAATAAAACGAACATAGCGTTACTAATGCAAATGTTTAACCACAACGATGAATCGACTACTTTAAGATATATTGGTGTCACTCAAGAAATGATGGATGAAGAAACCAAAAGGCTTCCTTACTGATTAAGTGCAACATAAAGTATGTTTGTTTTTCAGTGATAATTTAGATAGAGAGATTGTAAAGATTTATCAACAGAATTACATTACTCAATAAGTGCAACAGAATATAGATTATGGTTCACCCTATTACCAGTATTTAGGAGAATATAGCAAATTAATGAACACCTGAAAATGGTGTTTTTTCTATGGTCAGAAATAAAATTATGCCGTTCTTAAATTACTATTTTTATAAAATGTGAAAACAAACTCAAATAAGTAAAAATAAGCTTGGAGGTGAGGTGTTTATGAGTTGGGTAGACCTATAAGTCCAAACAGACTAAAAGCCCTTAAAATGTGGCTAAATAGCAATCGTGAGATGAAGCCAAAAGAGATTGCTGAAGAGTTAGGAATTAGTTCAAGTCAAGTTAGAAAATGGAAAAGTGTTGACAGATGGGATGATATTCCAGACACTCCAAGAAAAAGAGGTGCACCTTATCGGAATAAAAATGCGGTAGGTAATAAAGGCGGTGGTGCTCCTGAAGGCAATGAAAATGCTGTTAAACATGGTTTATTCCGTAAGTGGTTACCAGATGATGACGAATTAATTGAAATATATGATGCAGCACGAGATGGAATGAGTATGCTAGATATTTTGTACGAAGAAATCCTCATTAGTTTTACCAACATTATTCGAGCTCAAAAAATAATGTACGTAAAGGACCAGAATGATATGACAAAAGAGGTTAAAAAATCTAAGTCATATGAAAGTGATAAAGATTCATCCGAAGAGATTGAATATGAGATTCAATTTGCTTGGGATAAACAAGCTAAAGCGTTAACTTCTCAAGCTGCCGCAATGAGAAGTTTAAGCAACAAGATAAAACAGTATGAGGAAATGATTCGTACGTTACCTCCTGAAGAAGTAAAGGAAGAGCATCGATTGAGAGTGGAGAAAATGAAAGCAGACATAAAAGCAGTAGAAGCAAAGGCGTGGTAATAATGGCTAAACATGCAGTATTACACAATTTCTATACATCTAATAAGTGGGTTACATTTAGACTCAACTTAATAGCAGAGCGAAAAAACATATGTAATCGTTGTGGCGAGAGGATTGCCAAATCAAAAGACATTATAGGACACCATAAAATAGAATTAACTCCCGAGAATGTACATGATTATAGCATTAGTTTAAATCCAGACTTGGTTGAGTTAGTGTGCTTTGACTGTCACAACAAAGAACATAGACGTTTCGGTTATCAAGGTATGAAAGAAGTTTACCTGGTATATGGTCCACCTTTAAGTGGGAAGACAACTTTTGTCCAGCAACAAATGGGGCGTGGTGATCTAGTTGTTGATATGGATAGATTATATGCTGCAGTAACTATGCTACCAAGCTATGATAAGCCGGATAATCTTTATTCAAACGTGGTGCAGGTACAGAATACTTTACTGGATAATATCAAGACGCGATATGGTAAGTGGCACAATGCATGGGTTATTGGTGGTTATGCAGATAAGTATAAGCGTGAGAGGTTAGCTGATGACTTAGGTGCAGAGTTAATCTTCTGTGATGTGAGTAAGGATGTATGTGTCAGCAGATTAGAACAGGATGAGGATAGACAGTACAGGAAGGACGAGTGGATTAAGTATATTGATAAGTGGTTTGGAACTTATACTAATTAAAGGGGAGATAACAATTGACTAAATTTGTTAACCAAGAGACGTTAGAAGAAGCTCAAACATTGATTGATTATTTACAAACATTAGATTGTTTACTAGAGAAAGCCAATACTATGTCTGTATTCCATGATGATCTAATTGATAGTATTAATCGTACGAAAGAAAGAATAGAAGTGATAATGATTGGCGAACAAGTACAAACGGAATTTGAAAAGTGGAAGAATGGTATAGAAATTCAACTGGAACACCCCCCGGATTAATCAAAAAATTAAACCCCCAGGGTACCGAAGGGGGGACACAATTTACACACACGGCTAAAATTTTGAAATCGCTTGGAGGTTTTTGAAACATGTCTAAAAAGGCGGTTTATCAAAAAGAAAAAGAAAAATTGACCGAAATATTTAAAGATGTCGAGGAATCTAAAAGGAAGTTAGTTGAAGGATTGATTGAGGATGCTTGTTTCTTAAAATCCGAGAACTATGATCTGAAAGTAATTTTAGTTGAGATTGGCATGGTTAACATTCATCCGAAAAATAAACAACTCCAAAAACCGGTAGAGGCTGCAAGGCAGTATCTTAAAAACGTAAATAGCTATGCAGTTATCATTAAAACCTTGAACAGTGTATTGAGTAAAAACATTCTGGAAGATGATGATGATTTGGATGAGTTTGTATGATCTCGTTTGAATCACCTAATGTATTAGCAAGGCCCATATATGAATACAACGGCACTCATTCTTTCTTGCTTGAGTATATTGATAAATGTAAAAAAGGCGAAATCATCATTGGCCAAGAATTACTGATGCAGCTGGATGTATTAATCACATACTTTGATGATCCAGAAATAAAAATAGAATTTGAAGATGCACATAAAAGAATAAAATTTATTGAAACACAATGTAAACATTTCGAGGCTCCTTTCTCAGGGAAGCCTTTTTTATTGGAATTATTTCAAAAGGCATTTGTTGAAGCTATTTATATTTTTAAAATTTATGATGATGAGATAGGTAGGCATGTTCGATTACATCAAGATGTATTGTTCCTAGTAGCCAGAAAAAACGGAAAAACACCGTTCATATCAGCTATTTGTTTAGCAGAGTGGTTTTGTGGTGAGATGGGTACAAGAATTTTATGTTCCAGCAATGACTATGAACAAGCTGATCTCATGTTTCAGGCAATTAATTCTATGCGTGAGGAAAGTAAAACTTTATCGAAATACACACGTAGCAATATTAAAGGAATTTTCTTTGGAAATCCTAAGAAGCCGAAAAAACGTGGGAAATTCAGTTATCAAAACAAAGGGCAGATTAAGAAAATATCTGCTAAAACCGGTGCCAAAGAAGGTAAAAATATTAAAATTGGTGCAGTTGATGAGGTGCACGAGCTTCCGGATAATACTTCTATTATGCCTATCCGGCAAGCAGTATCAACACAAGATGAGCCATTATACATTGAATTAACAACAGAAGGTGTGGTTAATGATGGATACTTGGATGACAGGTTGAAAGAAGCTAGACAAGTATTACATGGTGAATTAGAAAGACCTCGCTGGTTAATTTGGATGTACACACAGGATAGCGAAAAAGAGATTTGGCAAAATGAAGACTCCTGGTATAAATCAAATCCAGGCATGGGTGTTATCAAGAAGAGAAGTTTCTTAAAAAAAATGATTGAAGAAGCAAAAACAAGTAAGTCTATGCGTGTATTTGTTATGTCAAAAGACTTCAATGAAAAACAGAATAACGCAACAGCTTGGTTAACTCCTGAAGATATTAAAAATGAAGAAGAATTTGATATTGAGAGTTTCCGAAACTGTTTTGCTATAGGTAGTGTCGATTTATCAAAAACAGGTGACCTAGCAAGCGCACGTGTTATTATGATGGATCCCGAAACACAGAAAAAACATATGTTGCAAAAATACTTTATCCCTGAATCCAAACTAGAAACTTTATCTAGAGAAGACCTTGAAAAGTTCAAAAAATGGATAAAAGAAGGGTATGTTGAAGTATCACCAGGTAATGAAAATGACTTTAGCCTTGTTACTGCATGGTTTGTAAAACTTTATAAAGAATACAGTATTCGGCCATACAAGGTTGGTTATGATAAGTGGTCTGCGATTTATTGGGTAAAAGAAATGGAAGAATACGGATTTGAATGTGTTCGAGTTTCTCAAGAATATGGCAGCATGAGCGAACCTATGAAGCTGGTAGAAGCGGATCTTAAAAGTAATATGATTATTTATAACAATAATCCAGTTGATAAATACTGTTTAGAAAATACAGCACTAGAAATGAATTCAAAAATGGAAATGCGCCCTGTAAAAGTGCAAGGAAAAGATCATATGAAAATAGATGGGGCTGTCACCATGATTATCGGTTATAAAGTTTATATTGATAATCGTAATGAGTTTATGCAGCTGATTAGGAGGTAGTCAGTTTTGAAGAAAAAAAAGTTTAAAGTCCTCAGTAAGATTAATTTATTCATAGATGATTTTTCTCTCTTGATTGGAATGTGGCTTATATCATTCGGGGTATTTAAAATCTATGTACCTGCTGGATATATTGTTTCCGGAATTTTCTTTATAATATTCGCCTTTTTTTATGTGCAAACCAAAGAAGGTGATGACGGTTGATATTAAAGAATTTACTTAGGCAACATTCATCAAATAAACAAATGCAACAAGCGAAAATGTTGGATGGTTATAGCCCAATTTTTTCCCAGTTTGGCCAGAATGTATATGCTTCAGATGTTGTTCAAATGTGTATTGACATTATTGCAACTGAAATATCAAAGTTAAAACCAAAACATATTAGGACAGATCCAGATGGAATGCAAGCGACTGTTAACGGTAGTTTCAACAGGCTATTTAAATTCGCCCCAAATGAACTGATGACAACCAGAGATTTTTTGGAGAAAGTTATTTGGGTGCTTTTTTTGAATTATAACGCTTTTATCTATCCAATGTATGAAATAAAAAAAGATGATAAAGGAATTAGAAGGAAAGAGTATACTGGATTTTACCCATTAAATCCAACAGGAGTTACGTTTTTCGAAGACACAACTGGTGCTCTTTTCATAGAAATGCAGTTTTCAAGCGGAGAAAAATTTATACTCAGGTATTCAGATGTAATCCATTTAAGAAAAAGGTTTTCGAAAAATGAAATAATGGGTGGCGGTATCGATGGACAGCCAGATAATGATTCATTGTTAAAAGTTATTCAAATAAATGATTCATTGCTGCAAGGATTAGAAAAAGGGGTCAAGTCAAGTTTATCTATTCGGGGGATTATAAAATACAACTCTTTGCTGGACGATGAAAAACAACAAGCTGAAAGAGAAAAATTTGAGGCATCGATTAAGAGTGCTGAATCCGGTGTTCTTCCAATGGATATGAAATCTGAATACAAAGATATAAAACCCGATCCAAAACTAGTAGACAAAGACACTTTAGAATTTCTAGATAAAAAAATACTTTACAATTATGGAATTTCAATGCCAATCTTGTCAGGTGACTTTAATGATGAGCAGTACCAAAGTTTTTATGAAAAGTCCTTAGAACCTATCGTCATTGGACTATCACAGGCGTTTTCTAAGACGTTATTCACGATAAGACAACAAGATCATGGTAATGAAATTGTATTTTTTCAAAAAGATATGATGTATTTGAGTACACAGGCCAAACTGGATTTATTGAAGACAGCCGGTGAACAAGGATTGTTAACAGATAATCAAAAACTAGCTATATTAGGATATCCTCCTATTCCAGATGGCGATAAAAGAACGGTATCGCTTAATTATATCGATGTTAGTCTTGTTAATTCATATCAGATGGGTAAATCGAAAAATACACAAGGAGGTCAGGGTAATGAGTAAAACTAAATTACCAAATAAAAATCATCCAGTGAAGCGTAATTTTGGACTTATGGATATTCGGGCAATCGACAGTGACGAAGATGGAACCTATATTGAAGGTCATCCAGCGATTTATGATCAAATGACTAACATTGGTGGTTGGTTCAATGAAGTAATTGAAAGAGGAGCATTTGATAGTTGTGATTTTGATGATGTGCTATTTAGCGTTAATCACGATTTAAGGAAGATACCACTTGCAAGGAGTAGACGTAATAACGGTAATTCCACAATGCAATTACAAACAAATGAAAAAGGTCTGCACATTCGGGCAAGTCTTGATGTAGATAACAATAGCGAAGCAAAATCGCTTCATAGTGCAGTAAAAAGAGGAGACATCGATGGGATGTCTTTTATTTTTTATGTGGATGAAGAAAAGTGGGAAGACATGGAAAGTGAGACTCCTACACGACGCATCCAAAAAATTAAGAAAGTGATTGAAGTTAGTGCAGTCAATTTCCCTGCTTACGAGGGAACTGACATAAATGCTCGTGACCAAGATGTGTTGGATAACGCAAAAAGAGCATTGGAGAATGCTCGGTCTCAGTTGGATAACTCGAAAAGCGAGCTCGAATTACTGCAATTAAGACATCAAATTTTATTAAAAATGGAGGAAAGATGACATGAAAGATAAACTATTAAAAATGCTTAAACAAAAGGAAGAACGTAAAAAAGAATTAGGGGATAAAGGTAATAGAACTGAATCTGTTGAAGAATTGCGAAGCATTAACGCCGAACTGGAAATACTAAATGCGGAAATTGCTGAGCTTCGTAGCATGATAGATGAATTGCCAGATGAAAATGATGAAGGAGAAGGACGCGGAGCGGATCTTGATGATCCAGAACAACGTAATAAACCAAATGGCGGGATTAACATCTTAGGTGCATATGGTTTAGGAAATGGCCAAGGTCAGCAACAAAACCAACGTTCTGCAGATAAATACGATACACCAGAATATCGCGAAGCTTTTATGAACTATGTCACAAAAGGTGAGAAGTCTGATAATCTAGAATTTCGTGCTGACGCTACAACTGGTACTGGTGATGTTGGAGCGGTTATTCCTACAACAATTCTTAATCGCATTGTTGAAAAATTAAAAGATTATGGACGTATTTATGCTCGTATTACTAAAACTGCTATGCAAGGCGGAGTAGAAATCCCAATTGCTAATGCAAAACCAACGGCAACTTGGGTGGCAGCAGGTACTTTGTCAGACAAACAGAAAAAATCTGTTGCAGGCAATATTTCTTTCTCTTATCACAAGCTACAATGCCGAGTAGCAGTTGAATTAGTGGCAGGTACTGTGGCAATGCCTGTTTTTGAACAAACTGTTTCAGATAATATCTACGAAGCTATGATTATAGCTATTGAAGAAGCTGTTATCAATGGAACTGGAGAAGGACAACCATTAGGAATCGTCAATGATACTAATATTCCAGCTGAACATATTGTAGAAGTAGAGGCTGCTGACTTTGCTCAATATGGCACTTGGACTGAAATTTATGGAAAGGTCCCTAGAAAATATCGTAATGGGGCTGTGTTAATTATGTCAGATACTGATTGGAGCAAATATATTGCTGGTATGGTAGATGCAAACGGACAACCAGTAGCGCGTGTTACATTCGGATTAAATGGTGTTCAGGAAGAGAGGTTAATTGGACGGGAAGTAATCGCTGTAGAAGACTATCTTCCATCCATCGATGATGCATTAGAGGGAGACGTAGTCGGTATTATCGTTAAACTTCCAGATTACATGTTTAATAGTAATATGCAAATGACTTTCAAACGCTATTTCAATGAGGATACAGACGAATGGATTAGCAAATCTACTTTAATCGCAGATGGGAAATTAGCGGATCGTAATGGAGTAGTTTTAATTAAGAAAGCACCTGAAGCCGTATAAAGGTCGTGATTAAATGACGACAGATGAATTAGTAGTTGAATGTAAAAAAGGATTGAATATCGCTGTCGATAATACTGAATTGGATGGAATTTTAAAACAAAAAATCATAGCTGTTAAATCTTTTTTGAAAAACGGCGGTGTAAGCGAAGAAGTGATGGCAACCGATGACGCAATAGGAGTTATCGTTGTTGGGGTAACCGATTTATGGGAATTAAAAGCAGGGGAAGTTAAATTCTCCCCTGTTTTTTTTACATTAGCTACTCAGTTAGCATCGGGGTGATTTCATGCGACGAGATAAGATGATTTATTTAGTATCTGAAGAAAAATCCGGTAAGAATGAGTATGGTGATCCGATTACAATACCAGGACAAAAAAGAAAGATTTTCGCAACTAAGAAATCTATAACTAGAAATGAATTTTATCAAGCTGCAGTAACAGATTTCAGACCAGAATTGTCTTTTATAATTTGGCAACATGAGTATAAAGGCGAACCGAATATTAAGTTTGAAGAAAAAACGTACAACATCATTAGAACCTATGAAACTGATGAAAAAGAACTTGAATTAGTTTGCCAAGGCTTATCAAATGGTTAAGGAAAGGGTGATTTTATGGAGGCAGAAGTAATTAAAAATTTTACTGATAAGAATCGAAACAGAGCTTATCAAGTAGGGCATATTTATCAGCACTCGGAATTAAAGCGTATTAATGAATTAGAAGAAAAAGGGTTCATTAAGAAAAAGCCAACTGCTAAAAAAGCTATTTCAAAAAATACAAAGTTGAATTCCAAGATGATTGAAAAAAGCAGTGATGAATAATGGCTCTTCCTAAAGCAACGAAAATCACAAAAAATGGTGTGGAAGTTATATCAAAAGTAGATAGAGCACAATATACAATTCAAGAATTAAGCCGTGCTGCATTGTTAGATACTGGTCGATTGCTTAGACGAAGGATGTTGCCAAAGGCTAAAAAGCAACCAGGTATGCGCAGATCGAAGCGACCTCTGGGAGCATATCAATATTGGTGTAGGAAAAGGGAAACGGATTTATTAATTGGATCCAAACACGGAACATGGTATGGTTCCGAACAAGAACTTGGTTCAAATCGTCAACCTAAAAGATCAATTATAAAAGGTACAGTGATGGAAAACCTTGCTGATATCAGAAAAATACAAGCACAGTATCTGTCTGCAGTAGAAAACGAAAGCAGGGCATCAGGTCTTATTAAACCGAACGAGGAGGGTGGCAATGACAGAAGTAATTCGTGAGCTTGAAATAAGAAAAGTAATCGAAAATTTGTTAATAGATGTTGCCCCTCGTTTATTTTACGAAAAAGCAGCAAAGGATACACCATATCCATATGCGGTTTATGAAATATCTGATTCAATCGATGATGGAAGCCTAGAGGATATGGAATTAGAAGTTAACGGATGGGATAAACCATCTAATGGTTCATCTATTGAATTAGCAACACTAATGGGAAACATAGACAATAAATTGCACCGTTCCATAAATAATTCGAATGGTGTTTTTTTTAGTATTTACCGAGAAAATCGAAGGGCCATTCGTGATCCAGACGAAAGCATTAGAAGGCGTCAAATGACTTATCAAATACGATTAATGGGAGTGGGTATGTAATGCCAATTCAAAGACCAGCAGTTCCGAGTCCAGAAAAGGTTAAATTAGGTGAAGGCGTTCTAGTATTTAATTTTAATCCTGATGATTGGGACGACCCAAACACTATTGCATTCGGGGCAACTCGTGGTGGTGGAAATTACAATGTAGAGCCAACAAACGTCCCTATTCGATTTGACGGAGACCGTGGGGAACATACAAAAGGGTTGAAGCGAAAAACAGAATGGGTTATTCAAATTACAGCTAATGCATTGGAGCTAGATCTAGATTTAATGAAAAAAGTGTTACCAGGTACCATTGAGGAAGTAACAGACGATTTAGAAAATGTTATTTATAAAAAGTTCAGGCCTAACATTGATTACAAGCTATCAGATTACGTTGACAATCTTGCTTATATTACTAAAACTCATGCAGGAAATACAGTAGCTTATGTGATAGAAAATGTATTAGGGGATGGCGCTTTAAATGTTGCTTTTGAAGATAAAAGTGAAATTGTTCCTGAGACAACATTTACAGCCCATTTCGACCCTGACAATATGGATGAGGTACCAACCTACACAATCGAATATGAAATGGAACCCGTGGCGTAAGAGTAGCTAAATAGCTACTCTTTTTTATTTATAAAAGGAGGCAATAAGGATGGAATTATCTAATGAACAAGTATTTGATATGTTACCACACGCTGTTGATATATATGACAACTTAGATTTTGATTCGTATCGTAAAAAGCTAAAAGATGAGTATGACAAAAAAAGAAAGAATGGTAAGAAGATAGATCCAGTTGATGCAAGTGTGGATGCAGTCAAATATATATTGAAAAATTCTAAGAACGTTAAAAATGAAATTTTTAATATAATCGCCATTGCAGAAAATAAATCTTTTGAGGAAGTTAGAAAGCAATCATTCTTAAAAACAATAGCTACATTCAAATCAATCTTCACCAATGAAGAATTAGTATCTTTTTTCAAGAGTCCTATGCAGTAGGAGGATATGGTAAAACACTACAGCTACTGCATAGGCATTATGATTTTTCATTCGTAAAGACATTAAGCTTAAATAATATAACGCGTTTATTAAGTGAAGCGGATAATGAAACCCAAAAACAAAAATCTTGGGAATTGTGGTTAAGCAAATATCCCCATATGGATAAAGAAAATTTTGTTGATTTTGAAGAATTTCACAAAAAATTAACAACGCCTATTGTTATAAAACCTGCTAATAAGTCTATTGAGGATAGATATAAAGACTTAAAGCCAGGAGGTGAGTAATAGTTGACTAAAACAGTTATTCCGTATGATGGAATGCCACAAGAGGAAGAAGAACATGTAGTCCATGAAGAGATTAATGAAGATGAAATGATTGCATTCATCCTTATTCAAAATAAAGATAGAGAACTTACCTATAACGATGTTAAAGCGATTTTAAAGGCTGAAACCACTTATCTTCATAACAATGGTTTCATAGACATGCCGGAAAGTTGAAGGTGATCCTAACATCTCCGATCTATCGGTTAAATAGTATGCCTTTATCAGAAAGAAGGTGAAGTATTGCAGATATTTAAGCTGTTTGGTTCGATTCTTATTGATGATAAGGAAGCACAGAATAGCCTGTCTAAAACTGATAAGAAAGCTAAAGGCGTTGGAGAACGTTTAGGTGGCGGAATTAAAACAGCTGCTAAATGGGGAACGGCGCTTGCAGGCGCGGCTATAGGCGTAGGAGCAGCTATGTTTGGATTGGCCAATAAAGCAACGCAGACAGCCGACGCAATCGCAAAAGGAGCAGAAAAACTAGGTGTAACGACTGATTTTTATCAAGAGATGGACTTTTGGGCAAGCCAAAACGGGCTTTCTCACGACAACATGGAAAAAGCTATCGGTCGATTCAACCAACGTTTAGGCAAGGCCACAAACGGAAACGAAAAATACTCGGAAGCGTTAAAAGAGCTAGGTGTAAATCTAGATGATGTTAAAGACGGAACACTATCTACCGAAGATGCATTCGCTCAATCTATATCAACTTTATCCGAAATGGAAAATGAACAAGATAAAGTAAATTTAGCAACTGAGATGTTTGGTACGAAACTGGCTCGTAATTTGTTGCCAGCATTAAACGATGGTTCCTTGAGTATCGATGAAGCCAGGGAAAAGGCGCAAGAACTTGGGCTTGTACTTGAAGAGGATTCATTGTATGCAGCTGAAGCTTTTCAAGATTCATGGGATCGGATTAAACGTTCACTGGGTACAGCAGCTACACAAATCGGATTAGACCTTATGCCGATGTTTCAATCTTTAATGGATTGGGTTATTTCTAATTTGCCTGCTATTCGTGAAACTTTTTCAAACGTATTTGGATTTATTCAAACAGCAACAGGATGGGTTACGGACGGGATCGGAAAAGTGATTGGATTTTTAAAGGACTGGGCCACTCAAAACGAAGGTTCATTAAGTAGTATTTGGGAAGGGTTCCAAACTTATCTAGGTCTGCTTTTAGCGTACTGGTCAATGGTTTTCGGAACAGTACGAGAAGTACTTCAAGAAGTACTTAATTTTATTGTTCCTTTTGTCATGGAAACCCTAATAAAAGTTGTTGAATTTTGGAAACAAAATGGTCAAGCAATACTAGAAAATGCGGTGCTAATTTTTAATAGTGTCAAAGAAACGATAATGACAGCATTACAAGCAGCCTGGGTAATTATTCAAGAGGTCCTTAATATTGTTGTTCCTTTTATCCAAGAAAAATTAGCTGTCCTAAGACAATTCTGGGAAGAAAACGGCCAACAAATTATGCAAGCCGTTCAAAATGCTTTTTCATTCATACAGTCAGTTATTGAATTTGTTATGCCAGCAGTCATGCTTGTAGTTCGAACTGTTCTTGATTTAATCATGGGACTTTTTAATGGTGCGCTAAATATCATTATGGGACTAATAAAAACTTTTTCCGGACTTTTTACCGGCGACTGGTCGAAAATGTGGGAAGGCATTAAGCAGCTATTAAGTGGAGCACTCCAATTTGTGTGGAACTTGATAAATCTTACATTAATCGGTCGTGGTTTGGCTCTTATTAGATCGTTTGCAAGCGTTGGTGTTAACCTGATTCGCGGTTTAGGCACGAACATCATGAATATTTTCCGAAACATAGGATCGTCTGTAACAGGTACTGTATCTAATTTAATTTCAAGAGTGCTTGGATTTTTCCGAAACATGGGTTCAGGAATCCGATCAGCGGTCAGAGGGATTTTTACAAATATTAAAAGTACGTTTAGTGATATTTTATCATTTGTTACTGGATTGGGAAGTTCCTTTCTCAGTGCGGGTAAAGGGCTTATTGATCAAATGGCCAAAGGAATTAAAGAAGCAGCCACAAAAGTAATCGACTCTGTTAAAGACATAGCTGGGTCAGTACGTGACTTTCTACCGTTTTCACCTGCCAAAGTTGGACCATTAAGTGATTTGGATAAGCTTGATTTTGGAGGACCTATTGAAGATTCAATAGATAAATCAGAAGGACATGTTAAGCGCAGCTTGGAGCACCTGTTGACGATACCTGATAAACCAAAAGTAGAGGACAATGCTAGAACCACGGTGATGACTAATCAAGGAAATCCTGAAAGTGATTCTAGGAGATATGACAAAGACAAATTTGATTTAACCGTCTTAGAAGAGCTTTTACTCGAAGTAATTAGAGCTATAAGAGAAGGTAAGAACATCATTTTGAATGATAAAGTTATTGCTAAAGAAACTGGGGATGCTAGGGCAGAAGATGATGGCAAGAGAGTGAGACATACTGAAAGGAGGCTTGCTACCTAATGTTAGGCATTAAATTTTTAGGGAAACATTCTTATAATGATTTTGGTGTAACAATGGCCAAAGGGAAAGAAATAGGCATCCCAGAAAAAAAGAAAATAAAGGTAGCAGTCCCTTTCTCAAATATTGAATATGATTTCAGTGAAATTTATGGGTCTCAATCTTATGAACCTAGATCATTGTCTTATCCATTTAATATTTACAAACCATTACCAGGGAAATCGCAAATGAATTCTAAGAAAACGCAAATTATTAATTGGTTAATGAATAGTCGAGGTAAGCAAAGGTTATATGATGATGCTTACCCAGGCTATTATTTTCTTGCAGAAGTGGAAGGTTCAAATTCTTTTTCAGAGGATTATGATACGGGAATTTTAACTGTAGAATTTACCGCATATCCTTTCATGATTTCAGAACTTCCAGAAGGTCACGATATATGGGATGAGTATAATTTTGACTTAGACATTATGCAATCTACGTCATTTGAAGTGGATGGCGAATTAACAGTTATTTTATACAATGTAGGCACTCCGGATGTAATTCCAACAATCACAGCTTCCAGTGCAATGACAATCGTTAAAGATGGCATTATATTTAATGTGCCTACAGGTGAATCGAAAAGCGAAGAATTTGTGTTAAACTCTGGTGAAAATGAATTGATTATTACGGGAAGTGGATCAATTGCTTTCGAGTTTTATAAGGAGTTGATCTAATGTTTAGAGTTACGATTAATAATGATGGATTAGATAAGGTAATCCACAGCCATCATGTGAATGGATTAAAATTAGAGCAAGGAAAAATTAAAAAAGAGATTAACAAAGTTGATTCTTTTAATTTGGCTTTTCATCACAACAATCCAGCACATGGGAATATGAAACCTTTTAAAACATTGATAAACGTATTTGATTTGAAAGAAAAAGAATATGTATTCGAAGGAAGAGTCTTAGAACCAGAAGAAGAAATGACAAATAACGGGCTTCATGTTTTTTCTTATGCATGTGAAGGTGAATTATCTTACTTACAAGATTCGCAACAAAGGCATTTAGAATTCCAGGGAACCCCAGAAGAACTTTGGATATCTATAATAAATTACCACAATACACAAGTTGAAGAATACAAACAATTTAAACCTGGTGTTATAGAAGTGACCAACTCAACTAACTATTTATACTGTTATTTATCTGCGGAAGAAGATACATTTAGCGCAATTGAAAATGAATTGATAGATCGTTTGGGTGGGGAGCTACGAATCAGGAAGGAAAATGGAGTCAGTTACTTGGACCTAGTTGAAAGAATTGGCGAATCAAAGCAAACTGAAATCAAAATTGCTAAAAACCTAAAAACAATTACCAGAAGCATTGACCCAACTCAAATAGTTACACGATTAACCCCTCTTGGGACACGAGTTGAAACAGAAGGAGCTATTGACGCATCACAGGCAAGATTAACAATAGAAGAAGTCAATAACGGCATTCCTTATATTGATCGAGAAGATTTAAAAGCAGAATTCGGCATTCAAGGCGGCTCGCAGACGTGGGACGATATAACGGACCCAAATAATTTATTAACAAGGGGTCAACAATGGATTGATAATCAAAAAATCGCATTATACCAACACAAGATCAGTGCAGCTGATCTTTTTTTAATTGGATTGGATCCTGATTCTTTTCAGGTAGGTAATGACCATCCTGTTATTAATCCTGTCATGAATATCGATGAACGATTACGTATTATTGGAAAAACAATCGATATTTTAAAACCAGAGGATGACAATTTAACGATTGGCGACAAGTTCAAAACATTAAATGAGTACCAGGCTGATGCCAATAAACAAGAAAAGAGAATCGTACAATTACAAAGCAAAATGAATCAACAATCAAGTCGATTAGCATCAATTCAAAGTGAATTGGACAACGTAGATCAATCAGTTACAGATATAAATCAGGCATTAGCAGATGCAGATTTGCCAGCACTTGAAGAAGCTATCGAAAATTTAAATCTAGCCGTAAATGATTTAACAGATGCGGTAGATGCCATACCAGATTATCAGCCAGCAACTCAAACAGAGGACGGCCTTATGAGCGCAGCGGATAAGACCAAACTAGATGAATTAGAAAAGTATGAGGTAGCTACCGAAACCGAGGACGGCCTTATGAGCGCAGCGGATAAGACCAAACTAGATGAATTAGAAAAG